CCAGCTAGGGAAGCGTGGAGGCCGAAAGCCAAGTACGGCTATCAGAATGGGGCGATCGTGCGTGAGGATTTGCCAGTGCCGCAGATGCCAAAAAGTGTTGAAGTTGAGCCAGTCGACAAGTTTCTTGCTGAAGCGTTTGAACTTGGTGAGTACATCAATATCTGCCGATCAATTAAGGATGGAGATCGAGAGCGCCCGGATGGATTTGGAGAAACCAGAACACGAGAGGAATGGTTTGAGTTGTTTAAGGGCGAAGGCTTGAAGGAATGGCAAGGAAATGCAGTTGGCGTTTATGTTTCAATCAATCCCAATAACGGCAAAGGACGCAAAGCCGCATACGTTACAAAATGGCGTCATGTTCTAATAGAATTTGATGACAGTACGCTTGATGAGCAGTGGAAAATCATCAAGAAAAGCGGTTTGCCGACCTCTTGTATTATTAAAAGCGGATCTAGAAGTCTCCATGCGTGGGTTCGGATTGATGCTACTGACGAAAAGGAATTTGCTGAACGTGTTGATTTCATATTTAAGCATCTAGAACACACTAAGCTAGATTCATCGACAACGGATGCTGGGCGTCTTTCACGTTTACCAGGAGCGATGAGGACGGCAACTGGTCAACAGCAGGAGCTTGTGGAATGCGGCACGCCATCAATCTCATTCTTACAGTGGAAAGAGCGCATTTTATTTGGAGATATACCAGATCCATACAAATGGGAGGATTTGCTTAATTTTAAGGAAACTGAAGATCCGACCCAGCTCCTTGGTAAACGCTGGATATGTCGTGGCGGTTCCGCGTTGTGGGTAGGAAGCAGTGGCCTTGGAAAGAGCGTGCTGTGCATGCAGGCGGCAATCACGTGGGCAATCGCCGAGTCGTTCTTTGGAATCAATCCGCATGGCGAAGGATTAAAATCGCTGATTATCCAAGCTGAAAACGACGAGGGAGACGTGGCTGAATCCATTCAAGGCGTTTTTAAGGCGATGAACCTTACTGATAAGCAGAAGGAATTGGTGATGGCCAGAGTAACGATTGTCCGTGATTGCACCTCGACTGGAGAAAAATTTGTTGATCGCGTGCGTAGGTTGGTTGAAAAGCACAAGCCTGACTTAGTTTGGATTGATCCGTTGTTGGCCTTTATTGGAGGCGATCTTTCTAGCCAGGAAACAGCCAGCGAGTTTCTACGGAATATGCTAAACCCTCTATCCTTATCCGCTGGGTTTGCGTGGATGCTTATCCATCATACTCCGAAGCCTGTTAGGGATGGGATCGGATATCAAGGCGCAGACAAGGCGTACAGCGGATTTGGATCAAGCGAGCTGACTAATTGGGCAAGGAGCGTCCTAACGCTTGCTCCTTGCGGGGACGATGCCGAAGGAAAGCGTATTTATAGGCTTGAGGTAACTAAGCGCGGTAAGCGCTCAAACCTCAATTCTAACGGCATTATAGCTCAAAACAACGTACAGCCTTACGCAAACCTACGTCATAGTGATGTAGGGCTGGCTTGGATTGTGGCAGATGAGCCCGAGCGTAAGACCGCCGGGCGCCCTGAAATCATCGTAGATTTTAATGAATATCGCCAAATTGTCTCAAAAGGCATAAGCGCAGGCGATCTTCAAAGCTGCATACGTAATAAATCTAAGGTTGGTCACACTAAAAGCCGTGACTTGACGGCCGCATGGGAACAAGACGGTTTAATCAAAAACATAGGCACAGAAAAAGCCAAAAAGTACGTGCTAAATCAGGATCAAAAATGAGTCTAAAAAGCCTATCACCACTTATTCAAACCCTATCACCGAAAATAGGTAGAACTGCTATTGATGGATATTCCCCCTTTAAGGGGATATCCATTGATAGCGTTCATAGTTTACATCCATCGACCATCCATAGGGGCGATTTTCGTTCATTATGATCGAGCAACAAATATTAGAACGGATCCCATGCGGATCGGCTCACGTTTCCACCCGGATCGATGGGATTGCTGATCTAGTCCATGAGGCGTTTTATGAGCTTGGTCTTACTGTTACAACGTCATCAGTGGCTTTGACCACCCAAGTGTTTCATTACCTGATAACTAAGGCGCCAGATCATCCGGCCGTTCAGAATATGGCCGACACGCTGGAGCAGTCTGTCCTGGCGGTTGTGCTTAACAGATCAACCAAGTCAATGACCCAGCTTGCCAAGGAACACAAGATCACAAAGCAGGCGTTCAGCAAGCGCGTGCTCAGTTTAACTGATCGCCTTGGCTTGCCAGTAAGAGCGCAGAAAAGTCAGAAGGCCCGCGAGTCATACGATCTCAGGGCAAGGAAACATCACGACACGCGGCGTCGTGAGATTCCTAAGTTTAACAATGCCGCACTATTGAAAGGCAGGGACAGATGCAAGAACTTAAAGAAATAATCAAGAAGCTAAACAAGAGACGGACAGAAACCCTTGAGCAGATGGGCGAAGTGATTGGCTTGGCAGCACAGGCTGGTGCCATCATATCAAGCGCAAGGGCAAAAGGTGATGACGTATCTGATTTGCTGCAGTCAGTTAATCTAACTAATGAGCAAGGCAAACGGTTAGAACGTGTAGCGGCACATCAGAAGAAACTGCAAGACGGTGACCCAGCTGCCTTGCGCCAGATCATGCTGTGGACAGAGATGCTGCCCGATCCGATCACGACATCCGTACCAAGCGAACGCAAACCGTTCTTCTTTCCGCTGATTAAGGTTAGTCAGTGGTTCCTGAACCGATCCAAGCCTGAAGCCTGGACATCCGACATGCGTACAGAGTTTATCCGCTACGCAGAGCCGATCGCTAAGAAGTACACTGAGCTGACGGGCAAAGGCTCTTGAGTATGAGCGGGCAAATTCTATTGAGTAAGACATCGCAAAATCTCTTGAGTAGGATTTTTTTTCCTACACAAGGAGTCTCCTTGAGTAGAAACATCGCGGTGGAAACGACTCCCGTAAATTCCTTGAGTGTGGCCCCCCGATAATTGTGTCTTATGGGTAGGCCAGTGAACCACGACGTGAAGAGGGCGATGGCGGCCACGGGTAAATCTCGTGCCACCGTCTACCTACAACGTAAGAAGGTGGAGGCCCAGCCGCTCGTGAAGGCGAAGGGCGGCGGGTTGGACGTGGAGATCCAACGGCTTGAGGATCTAGCAGCTAGCCTGGGCGAATCAGCCAAGGACGACACGCGGGCTGACCGCTCAGAACTGATCAGTAACTACACAAAGCTAGTCGAAGCACTGCGCCGAATGAAGGGCGACCGGCCAGACATTGATCAGGCAGAGGGCACGATGGTGCCAGTAGACGAAGCCGACAAGGTACTGGCGGCAAGGGACAACGCACTTGTCCCGCTACTCAAAGGAATGGCAAAGCGGTTGGCTCCGATCTGTGCCAATCGCCCAGCGGTTGAGGTAGAGGCAGAGGTCGAGAACGAAGTTGGACAGATTATGCGCCAGGTTGAGGCAGCTCTGTGACGAAGGCTCAAGACGAGCTGCGCCGACGAGCACGGATCCGCTGGCACTACGAAAAGCCGCCAGGTGTGATTGAGTGGGCGGAGCGAAACATCCAGCTAGACAGCAGGCTGACGGCTCGGCCGGGTTTATATAACACAACGTGGACGCCTTACGTGCGGGGGGTACTGGAAGCACTAGCCGATCCGGGCGTTCATACCGTCACCCTTTGCTGGGGATCTCAGACAGGCAAGACGCTGACGCTGGCCATCTGGCTGGCTTATAGGATTGCCAACGATCCAGCCCCCGCGTTGCTGGTTATGCCAAACGCGGATCTAGCTAGGTCATACAGCGAGACGCGACTGACTCCCATCTTTGAGAAGTGCAAGCCGGTGAAGCGACTATTCCCGCAGGATCTGGACGACCTAAAGATCCTAGAAATGCAGTTTGCAACGATGACGCTTTCTCTGGTTGGCAGTAACAGTCCGGCCAATCTTAGTTCACGCCCGATCTGCATCGCCGTTTTGGACGAGCTGGATTCTTTTGCAGCTCCATCAGAAAAGGATGCGGCCGCTTACTCCTTGGCGTTGGAACGGACAAAGGCGTTCCCACAACGTAAGCACGTTCTGACGTCTACCCCGACGCTCAACACCGGCGACATCTGGATCAACTACCAAGCCGGGACACAGGAAACTTTCCACGTACCTTGCCATGCTTGCGGGGAATATCAGGCGATGGAGTTCGGGCAGATACGATGGGATGAAACGGCACGATCGGAGGATGGGAAATGGGATATGCGAAAGGTGACCGAAACTGCCTCCTACTACTGCACTAAGTGCGACGCACCGTGGAGTGAACGCAACCGCCGCCAGTCGATCGAGCAGGGTAAGTGGGTGGCGGCAAACGCAAGCTCAGAGGCTGGCCGTCGATCGTTCCGCCTTCCTAGCTGGTACTCGCCGACGATTACCTTTGCTGATTGCGCTAAGAAGTTTTTAACCGAAAAGCATTATCTGCACGGCTTGCAAGGATGGGTGAACGGATGGTCTGCGATGCCGTGGGAGGATCAGTTTGACGACAATGAGCTAAACAACATCCCGCCCGGAGCCTTTGCTAAAAAGCAGGGCTGGGAGACGGATCACATCAAACTGGCTGCAATCGACAGGCAGATCGACGAGTTCTGGTTCGTGGTGCGTGCGTTTGCCAGGGACGGATCCAGCCGACTAATTGAAGAAGGCCGCCGGAGGACGATCGAGGACGTGGCTCACACGCTGGCCGAGCTTGGCGTCAGGAACATTCATACGTGCATCGACTCAGGCTACGAAACGCAAGACACCTACCGCATCGCCGCACGTTACGGATGGACGGCAATCAAGGGCGAAGAGCGCCAATACTACTACATCGAAAGCCAAGCCGGGCGGATGAAGTCGGTGCATAGCTCAGATCAACCGACGGACGCAGGCTGTCGCCTGCTGCTTCTAAGCTCACCGGCCTGCCAAGATTTGCTGGCTTGGTTGCGACGAGGGCAGGGGCCGCTGTGGGAAGTGGCACACGACGTCAGCCCAGAATACCGCGAGCACATGGCCAGCCATAGAAAGGCTCATCGAATTAACCGCAAGACCGGCAAGGACGTGTATGAGTGGATCCGAGTCAAAGGCAGGCAAGACCACTTGTATGACTGCGAAACTTACCTGGCTGGATTTGCAGTCTGGGGGAAGGTGATTCAGGCCGAGGCTGCGATGGCACAGGAGGCGAAGGTATGATTGACACGATGGGAACGGAGTCGTGGATCGTGCTCTCCTTTTTTCCCTTTGGATTCAGAGCAGCAAAAACGCAACCGCGTTGCTGCTTGCCTTGGAAGCTATTGCCGCAGGGCAGGCGTCCGTTTTCCAAAACGGA